TTTGGGAATATGATGATGAATTCCAATGCGAAAACGATGCAATTAATTATTTCAGAAACCATTTGAATGAGTTTAGAAATGCTAGAAAAGAAATATTGAGTCATTGTGGTGGATGGAGCATTGATAAGGATTTATTTTTAGAAAACACGAAAGAAAGGTTCCAAATGCAAATAGGAGAATAACACGGAGAAGCAAAATGAGATTAATTAATGCAGACAAGTTGAGTTTTCATTGCAACTATGGAGGTGATTGTTCGGGAGATATATCACACTGTCAAGAGTGCAGTAATTATGTGTTAGATTATAGAGATATAAAAGACCAACCAACAGCTTATGATATTGATGGCGTTGTAGAACAATTAAAACGATGTTATGAAACCGTAAGAAGCACTAGCGTTGACTATGCTGAAGACTTAAAAGATGCATATGAAAAAGCTATTGGCATTGTGAAAGCAGGTGGAACATGTCGATAATTGTGAGGTGATGGAGTGAAATATATAGAACGAAAAGATTATAACAAGGTGATAACAGTTAAACTTGTGATTCCGGGTGGTTGTAATGCGAAATGTCCGTTTTGTTACAATAAAGATAAAGATATGTCATGTGATAAACAACAATTTTTAGATAACTTCATTGAGTCGCTTGATGATATTATAACAAGGATAGGTGATAAAAATCCTATATCAGTTGATATAACTGGCGGTGAACCTACATTAGATTCTGAATATTTATCAAAAGTATTTATCAAACTGAAAGAGTTCAATATTAAATCAAAGGTTCTTAGAGTGACTATGACAACAAATGGTACTCATCTAAAAGAAGTAATCTCATATATGAAAGATGTTGTTGACTATGTAAATATTTCAATTCACGATTGGCGACCATTAAGAAGAAAAGAAATACTTGGATTTTGTTTCAATGGAATTGACTATAAGGATATGATTCAGCAACTTAACGATATTGGAATTACAGTATCAGCGTGTGCAGTTATATTTAAGAAAATTCCAAACTTTGTAAAGTGGAGAGATTTCTTCATTGATTGGGCGAAAGATGTAGGGTTTATTGCGGTAAGATTTAGATGTGATGTTTTCTGGAATGATTCTGATGTATTTGATTCCTATTTAATAGAGTCGATGAGTGAGACTGATAAATTTGATGTTATAGATTATGAAAACACAACGGATTCTCATTGGTGTAGACTTCGCAGAAAAGATAAGATGAGGGTATTTTTCTTACATGGTGTTTTAGACACCTCAATCAAGACAAAAGGTATCGAATATGTAATAGACACTGATGGTCATTGTTATTGCGATTATTACAGAAGGACAAAAGTAGAAGATTATCAATATGAAGTTGGAAAGATTTATGATGCAGTGAGTGATTAAATAGAGAATAAATATTTGTGAGGTAATTGATTTTTGAATAGAAAAGAATTGTTAGAAAAAGTAAGGAATTGCACTCCAAACTTAGGATGGGATTACGAATATCCTGAATTGTTTGGGAAATATGGTTTTACGGCTTGTGGAATATGTGATACATGGATTTGGTTTGATGAAAATAATATTTCAGATAAAGCTAGAGAAAAGGGATTAAAACCTTTAACTTATGCGTCTGATGAAGAATTATTGGAAATGTGGGGTATGTGTTCATCGTACTGGCTTGAGCAATACGAAAAGTGGTGTGAAGATTCAGAGGAAAAATCGTCTAAGCTGGATCATTTTATTGGTAAGTGCGAAAGAAATTATTTTGGTTATGATGAAGATGGATATACAGATAAAACAATAGATAGGATATTCAATAATATATTCACGATACTTGACGTATGGAAATCTAAAAGGAGAATAATTAAATGACTTGCAAATATCCAGTAAATAGTAGAAGTTATAAGTTTTGTTTAGGCTGTAGTGATATAGATTGTTGTGAAGACGCAGTTACTCCCATCATTTCTATGCCAGAAGTTCACTCACCAAAGGATGTTATTCCGTCTGCATCAGAAGCAAATAAGATGACAAACAATGTAATTGATAGTTGCACGACGCAGTAATTAGCAGAGTTATCAAAATTGATTAGAGATGCGATTGCAGATGGCAAATTTTCAATCAGTGAAGATGGTTGTTTAAAACCTGAAACACGAAAGAAACTAGAGGAACTTGGTTATAAGATTGAAACTGGCAATCAATACAATGAACCATATTACAGTATCAGTTGGAGATAAACGAAGTAAAGGAGATTTTAAAATGATGAATTTTGGACAGGCAATTGAAGCATTAAAAAATGGTAAGAAAGTAGCAAGAGTTGGATGGAATGGTAATGGTATGTTTTTGTATTATGTCCCAGTCGGTGCATATGCTCCTTGTACAGAAATTGCAGCAAGTCTTGTCAATGAGAACGGACTGGTGGAATACGGAGCATATATCGCTATGAAAACTTCACAAGGAAATGTAGTTCCTTGGCTTCCAAGTCAGACAGACATGCTTTCAGAAGATTGGAACTTGATAGAGTAGAAAATACATACTATATAATGGTGGCATTTAGAGTGAAATGAGGTGGTATAAATGTTAAGGCCAGCAATTTTATATGCAGAGCAAATAACAGAAGGATTTCAAAAGCTTTTATACACAGATACAATGTATCTTGAAACCGGTTATGCCGGAGAACAGTATGTTCCAGATGTAACTGAAGTACCGGAGGGTGGTCGTTTTAACTATGCAATTGTAGATAGCAACGATGAGGTTATAGGCTTTATATCATATGATGTCGATTATTACATATCAAAAGCATATAACTTCGGGCTCATTTCTTTTGATAGAGGAAATCCTCTTGTCGGTAAAGATTTGTTCTCTAAGATGGAAGAGCTTGTTAATATTTTTCATAGAGTTGAATGGAGAATGGTCGGAGGCAATCCAGTTGAACGTTCTTATGATAAGTTTTGTAAAATGCATAATGGGACGAAGCATATTCTTAAGGATGCTTTAAAAGATAATTATGGGAAATATAGGGATGATGTTATATACGAAATAGTAAAGGAGCAATAAATATGAATATGAAATCTTTTACTGCGGATATGACGAGGAAAAATTGTGATGGGTATGAAGCTCTGCTTGAGAAAAGACGTTATAATTATCTTAGGAAGTTACAGAAAGATATAGAAACAGCTTCGTCCAAAGGAAAGTACATCATCCCTACACTTGGAACTAAAGATGAGGAATTTATCACGTCACTATCTATGGCCTTAACGGCAATATATGGCTTACACAGAGAAGAATCGCATAGACATATTTCTGTTATTCCTTCAGTAAGGTATGATCCAGAAGAATTTGCAGAGTCGCGCGAGCTTGATGCATTCATAAAGGAATTTGACCGGAGGACATGACTATGGCAGATGTAATTAAGATATCGGAAACGAAGACATCTCAGATAATTGATATTAATGCGTTGCGCAGGAACAAGAATAAGACAGTAATAGGTCTAATTGCTCCAGCAACCGAAGACGTTGATTATGAAATAGCCGTAGATCATTCGGCTGAGCCTATCAAGAGTTTAGATGATATTTATCGGATTTCCGAATACCTTGTATCTAATAAGAGATACAGAGATAATATGTTATTTATAGTTGGCATTAATTTTGGTTTGAGAGTGAGTGATTTGAAAGCACTTAGATTTTCGAACTTGATTAATGCCAATTTTACGTTCAGAAATAATTTCCCGGTTTTTGAAAAGAAAACAAGGAATACAAGAAAGCGCAAGAAGAACAGATATATAACAATTAATACGGCTGTAATCGAAGCAGTAACGCTATATTTAGAGAATACTCCCGGGGTGACATTAAGTGATTATATGTTTAGAAGCGAATCTAATAGAGGAAAATCAAGCAATAAACCTTTATCAAATATGTCGATTGATAGGATTTTGAAAGGCATAGCAAATGATTTACATCTTAATATAAGAATGTCATCTCATACATTGAGAAAAACATTTTGCTATCATCAGATGGTTATGTCTCATAACGATAGCCGCAAGCTCCTATTGTTACAAAAAATACTCAATCATTCATCTCCTGCGCAGACGCTGGATTATATAGGAATCACATCAGAAGAGATAGAGGAAGCTTATAAGAATCTTAATCTCGGCGCGAAACATTCAAACTATTTGATAGATAGCGATTTATGCGAGTCAGAGGAAAGGATAGGATAGTATGAGCGATACAAACGATAAACTATTAGAAGTTGTAACTATGCCGTGTCCAATATGCGGGTTGGTTCACGGCGTAGAAAAACATATTTGCACAGGAGTTATATCTATAAAAGGTGTGAGAATTGAGTACCCCGAGGAGTACTTTAGGTGCAATAACCCTGATTTTTCTGATGATGAAAATATATTTGAATCAGGGGAGATGTTAAATAACAATCTCGCGAGAGCAAGAGCGCAGTACAAATTGAGAAAATAGAAAGTGAAATGGAGGAAAATATGAATTTTTTTATTTCAGATACGCATTTTGGTCACAAAAATTGTATGGCATTTGATAACAGACCATTTGCAACAGTCGAAGAATGTGACGCTACAATTATTAATAACTGGAACAAGGCAGTGAGTTATAATGATGATGTCTATCTCTTAGGCGATATGAGCTGGTATAACGCAACAAAAACGCTTAAGATTCTTAATAATTTGAATGGCAATATTCATTTGATTAAGGGAAACCACGACGATAAGATTCTTCACAATAGAGAAATTGTGAATAGACTGTGTGAAATTACAGACTATAAGGAACTTTATTTGGATAAAAATAAAGGAGTAGTTCTTTGCCACTATCCAATACCGTGTTTTAAAAACCATTTTAGAGGTTGGTATCATCTGTATGGGCATGTACACGTATCATTTGAAGAAAATATGATACAGAATTTCAAACTTCAGATGGAAGAGCTACATGAGGTTCCTCTAAAGATGGCAAACGTAGGATGTATGATGCCGAGAATTAATTATACTCCTAGAACGTTAGAGGAAATATTTGAAATTACCGAAGGGTAGGAAAGGAGAAACTATGATTTATCTTGATAATGCAGCTACGACCCAGATTCGCAAAGAAGTATTAGATGCAATGCATCCATATTTGACGAAGTTTTATGGAAATGCAGGTGGTAACTATTCTCTGGGTCAAATCTCCAAAAAGGCTCTCGGAGTAGCAAGGAGTCAAGTTGCAAATATGATAGGAGCTAACCCCGACCAGATTGTATTTACATCCGGTGGAAGTGAGGGAAATAATATGGTGTTCTCTCTGGGAATGAGAAATGAATTAATAAAGAAAGGCAAGACTCATATTATTATCTCGGCCGGAGAGCACGATTCGATCTTCAGAGCCGCGCTAGCTATGATTGGAGCAGAACATAACGGTGAGACCGACTTAATTGGATGTGGAACTTATTCAGCAAGTGAAGTAACAACGGAGGGTAAAGATGAAATAAAAGAGCAGTTTTATTTATATATTGCGCCACTTTTACCGTCAGGAGTCGTTGACTATCAATGGGTTAGGAACAAGATTAAAAATGATGATAAGTTAGGATTAGTATCAATTATGCATACTAACAACGAAACCGGAGCAATTAATCCAGTCTCTGAGATAGGGAAGCTGTGCCGCGAAAATAGTGTGATTTTTCATACAGATTGTGTTCAGGCTATCGGAGCTGAGCTTGTAGACGTTAGGTCGATTGAGTGCGATTACTTAACAGCTTCAGGACATAAATTTCACGCTCCAAAAGGCACTGGGTTTATTTATGTTAGGGAGCCAGACAAAGCATATCCGCTGATTTATGGTGGACTGTATCAGGAAAATGGTCTTAGAGGTGGCACAGAGAATATTGCCGGGATAGTAGGACTTGGTAAAGCCTGTGAATTGGTTACGAGGAATCTAGTCGATGACATGGTTTCAATTCGTGCTCTTAAAAAAACTTTTTATGAGACTTTAATGAAATCACTTAAAGTTCAAGGGCTTGATAAAATTGTCAAAATTAATGGCAGCAATGTTTCATCTCAAAGTAAATCTTTGAATTTAAGATTTGAAAGTATTGACGGGGAAACATTGGTTATTTTAGCGGATGCCAAAGGACTCTGTATTTCTGCAGGCTCTGCTTGCCATTCTGCAAATTCTAATCCAAGTAGAGTATTGATTGCAATGGGACTTGAGCCGGATCAGGCCAGAGATTCAGTAAGGATTTCGTTTTCGTCATTGAATTCACTCGATGAAGCAAAAGAAGCTGGCATTATTCTTGCAAATTGTGTTTACACACTAGCTAATTATAAGGAGGAAATTTATGCAGAAGAAACTCAAAGCTGAGTATAGTGATATAATTGCTCTGGAAAACGTTGACTATGAAAGATTACCGACACTCACTTTCCGCAATCTCTTAGATAATGTACAGATAGGGTGTTATGTAGAGGCAGAGTCTACAAAGCAGGCTGGTAGGGTTGCTTCTGTAATTCGTAATATGAAAGGTATCCCTGTCTGTCTTAAAGTCTATACAGCCGAAGGAGAAAGAGATTTTATTTCCGTGGACAGAGTTAGTATGTGGGAGCCATACGATACATATATTCCAAATGAAACATACGATGAAAACTTCAAGGAGAGTTTTCAGTAGTATGCGGATAAACTATATGATATAATTTAACAGAAGGAGGAATGACATGGGAAAATTATATTCAGACAAAAACGAATTATGGATAGAGGAGAGGATAAAAGAATTTATAGATTCTCACCCAACATTGGAGATTGACGAGAAAAGAATACGACATTTTCTTTTTAGTTATTTATTATTAAAAGAAAATGTTAGTGGTAAGGACGTAGTTATAGGATATAATTTCGATGAGCCTACAAGCACATCGGGATGTATCACAATATCCGGCAAGACTGTAAAATTTTCCGGTGGAGCATTTAGCATTACAGCTAGATATGCTACTAATTTTGAAGTTTATCCTAGGGTAAACGGAACTTTACGTATGAATTTTACATTTTATAAGTTAGCGAGTAGGAAAGGAGGAGAAAATGAGTAGGGTAAATTGTTATGATACATTATCTGTAATTTTAGACAAGGCAACAAAAAAGTTTGAGGAAAGTGGATTAACGCTTGATGAGTCAAGAAGGGATACTCTAAAATCATACTGTGAAGCAATCGACTCGATTATAGACGAGTTTGATGCTGAATCGTTAGAAGTTGAAGTCAATGAACGCAACGCTGAAGTAGAGATTACTATAGAGCTTAGCGATATGGTGATAGAAGATAGTAAGCATATTATATATCAGCTATTTGAAAGGGCTATCAAATTTGAATTTTCGAGTGTTAACGATTCTCTGTTTTCTGTTAAATTCATTTTCCCGAGCATATGGATACAGTAGGAGAGAAATATGAATAAGAAGAGAAGAGGTAATTTGAAACAAGCTCTTGATTTGATTAATACAGCCGGTGATATTATTCAAAATGCGTTGTACGAGGAACAAGATTGCTTAGATAATCTTCCCGAGAACCTAATGGAAAGCGACAGGTATAGTAAGATGGAAAGCGCTGTTGACGAGCTAGAACAAGCTATTGATTATATAGAGAATATAAGAAGCAGTGTTGAAGAAGCTTTACGATAGGAGGTGATTCTATGTGGAGCTTATTTTTCGTTATATTTGTTGGAGGTTTTTGGCTGTTCAAAATTATTGATGATAAGGCCGAGACCGAATGTCATCAAAAAGAAGTCATAAAAGTAACTGAGATAAGAAATGAACTCAAAGCTCCGATATCCTTAGAGAATGATATATCTGCATATTTGAGAGATGAAGTACTCCGAATGGAATCGTTACGTCAAATTTCAGCAGAGCTAAAAGAAATATACGGGGAAAATTGGATTTCTGAATTTAGAGGCACTTACTCGGAAGATCATTATTGGATGGCTGACCCTTGGTCGATAGCTTTCCATTTAATTTTAGCTAAGAAAGGTCTATTGCCATCAATATATTCTTATAAGCTTGGATATAAAAGTGAACAACTAAGAAAAATACAGATACACACATGCCATATTATAGAGAATTTAATGAGACAAAAACATCCAACTCTTGATTTGAAACTAGTCTTTGTGCCGGGAATGACATACAGCGGATATGGCAAAAATATACACAAGATTTATTATGAGGAAGTGTATCGGGGAAAGCTGATTTGGAATTTTGAAGTAACTAGCGGGATGGAACCTGACGTTAGAGAGTTTGATTTTTGGTAAATTTTACCATTGTTAAAATATGGATTGACATAATAGGTATAGAGTGCTAAAATTTTTTATGTTAAGAACAAACGTTTGTTAAAAGAGAGATAGCCGTGGCAACAAACCAAACAATGATACCACGGCTGTCAACCATGCAGTGAACCAAACACTACAAAAATTAAGCCTATACACAACCAATAATATAGACCAACAGTAGTATATCATTCACTGTATATAAAGTCAATATAAGGAGTGATGTATTATGAACAGAAAGAGAAAATATTCTTTCTATGATTTTACTAAGTTAATAGAGAAGAATCCTTGTATATCTTATGCTTTATGCGGTCGAGTAAATAAGGGAACTTTGAATATTAACTTTGCATTCAAGAGAATGATTCCATTCTTCAGTCCGAATGCTTTGGCATTATGCAATTTCGATAATGCCTGCCCGGGGATTACTATTGAAAGAATTAAATATACATATGTAGAAAAAACTGAAAGTGGAATGGTAATTGATATTATTTGCGGTAATATACAAAATGATATTGATAATCAAGACTATAAGATTTTTGCTATTATTTAGTCAAAAATATATATAGAATTAGCTTGACATTCTATTCTTCCTGTGATATTTTATAGTTGTAAAAAGACAGAAGCAATTATATTGCAGGAAGGAGCGGCTATGACGAGAAGAGATAATAGCAGGAGTAACCCGAAAATTGGTGAAATATATTTGGTAGCATTTGATGGTATAGGTAGTGAACAACATGGAATTCGTCCGGCGATGATTTTCCAAAATAATCTCGGGAATCAGCATAGCCCGAACCTAGTTGTCTTACCTTTGACCAGCGCAATTAAAAAGAAAAACCAGCCAACACATGTATTTATATCTAAAGAAGTTGGTTTAAAGAAGGACTCGATGGTATTATGTGAAAATCCGGTTTGTATTTCACGTCAGAGAATGGGAGAGTATCTTTTGACCCTTCCTGCAGAATATCTTGAGAAGGTTACTATCGCTAACTTATTAGCTTCATCAGCACTGGCTTTCTTAAGCCCAGAAGTACTAATGAGTGTTTGGAAGAGAGCTTCTATGCTAAACAAATAGTTGGATAGGAGGTCAATATGTATAATGAAGATTTAAAACGTCGATTCTTCCAAGAAAAGATAAACTCGCAACCTTGGAAAATAACAAAAAGCGAAGCGGTATTTTCAGCTTTTGAACCTTATGAAGAAGAATGGAAATCAGATTTATGCACAAAGAATTCAGAGGAGCTGCAACCAATTTTAGATAAAACCATAGGATTTAGAAGCCAAGGTGTTAATGCTACGGTTCTCGTCCTTAAAGAATATATTAATTGGTGCATATCAGAAGGCGTCCCACATGCTAATCCAAAAGCACTTAATCTCTCATGCAAAGGTGTAGAGCAAATGAGGGAAAAGACAGTGGCTAGTCCATTGCATCTACAGCAATATTTAGATGCAATATGTGAGCCCGAGGATAAAAAGGCCACGGATAACACATACAGATGCTACTACTGGTTAGCATATGGTGGTATGGATGAAGAAGATATTTTGCGAGTAAAGACAAGCGATGTCGATTTTAGAAACATGATAGTTAAATATCCGCAAAAAAATACTGTAATTACGATTTATCCAGAAGCATTGGAGGCATTTCACAATTGTGTCGAATTATCAAGCTTTAATTATATCCATAGCAACTACACAAAAGAAGTCTTTAAACCAAGAGTAGACGGGGATCTTTTGATAAGAGGGGTCAGCGCTCAACCGGCATTGGCAACCCTTAGAGTCGAGATGTCTAGGAGAGCAAAAGTAAATAGGGATAAGACACCTCTTAAGCTTAGTTGTTATAGAGTAAAGCTATCTGGTTTATTCTATAGGATGTACGAAAGAGAAGTAATTGGGGTTTTACCTAATTTTGAGTCAATCGTAGAAGACTCATACAAAAATGAACACCCTCAAGATAAAGCCGAAACAAAAGCTTTGAACAAGAAGAAAAGCATGGCTATAAAAGGGTATAGAGATGATTATGACAGGTGGAAACTCGCTTGGCATTAACATCAAATTTAAAGGTCTGTTGTCACAGGCTTTTAAATACATACTATCAAGCTAAATTGATATAGATTAATTATTATAGGGCTATCGCCAAGTGGTAAGGCACAGGATTTTGATTCCTGCATTCGTTGGTTCGAATCCAACTAGCTCTGCTCGGACAAAATTGTCCAAATAAGATGAAAGGAGGATATACATATGGCAAGAGCAGCAAAGGTTGATACTATCGAGCGCTCCAAGCTTAGTCTTAACAAATGCATGGCACAGTCAAATAACACAGTTAGTGTTGTGACAAATGCAATCGAGAGTTTACAGACAATCAATTCAAGCATCGACGCAGAAATCGCAAAGGTAGAAGAGTATGAGAGTCAGCTCGCAGAAATTAAGAATGGTCTTGTAGCGACAAAAACTCAGAACGAGACAGTCGTAAAGAATTTTAACAGCTTAATTGGAAAGTAAGGAGAGTTCGATGGAAAATCAATTAAATTTAGTACAGAAACTCGCTAAAATCAGAGCGATTTCTGACGCAGTATCAAAGGATAAGAGAGGATACAACTATAAATACGCTGATATAACAAGCATTTTAGCAAAGGTTACAGCAGGTATGAAGAAGTATAATGTTTCTCTTATGCCGGGAATTGTTCCGGGGACAGCGGATGTACAGCAGTCAACTATCGTAAATACAAAATTCGATAAGACCGGTAAGCCTTATGAACAGACATCGACAGAGATGCTGGTAAAGGCAGATATGGTGTTTAAATGGGTTAATGATGATGACCCAAATGATTACATTGATGTTCCGTGGGTAGTTACAGGTTCTCAGAGCGACCCTTCTCAGGCATTAGGCTCAGGACTTACATATTGTACAAGATATTTTCTTTGCAATTTCTTCCAGATAGCCCAGCCGGAAACAGATGTAGATGAGTACAGAAGTAAACAGAAAGAAGCAGAGAAATCCGAAGATAAGGCGATAGCCGAAGATATAATCGGAGAGTTTGACAAAGTAGTCAGACAGTTTTTATCTGACAATCCAGATCAGTCAGATGAGGTTAAAAAGTTTATTAGCAAATATGCTAAGGGCGGAAATTATTTTGCAATAAAGGAACCAGCCCTTGCTTCAAATTTACTAAGCAGCTTCAATGAGAAGTTCATTAAAAAATAAGAAAATTTAAGGAGATACATCAAATGGGTTTTAGAAATGGTGCTTACGCTACAATTTGGGAAGTTAAGCCAGTAAGCGATACAAATACAAAGGCAAGGATTTCGGTCAGCAGAAAGAATAAGCAGACAGGTCAGTACGAGACAGATTTTTCTGGATTCGTTGAGTTTATCGGAACTGCTGCTGCAAGTAAAGCCTTAACTCTTAAAGAGAAAGATAGAATTAAACTTGGAGACGTAGATGTTTCCAATAAATATGTGAAAGAAAAGAACGTCACATACACCAACTTCAAGATTTTCAGTTTTGAAGACGCTCAGAGCGGTTCCGGTTCCGGTGGTAGTAACGGATATTCTGGAGAGCCAAGAGCCGATATTGGTGACGGAATAATTGATGAGGACAGACTTCCTTTCTAGGAGTTAGATGGAAGAAATTAGTTACCGCCCATTAATTGAAACGATGGTCTGGAGCTATAGCAGACTTGAGATTTTTGACGATTGCCCTTATAGATGGTTTTTGTCATATATACATACACCAAAGATGCATAAAGAAGAGAAGTTTTATGCGGCATACGGATTACTAATGCACGATTTGTTAGAGAAGTTTTATAAGGGTCAGATATCCAAAGACGAGATGATGATAAGCTATCTAACTCGATTCGTAAAAGAGACAGATGTAGCGGGGAAACCTAGATCATCAATAGTCGAAAGCTACTTCAAGAGTGGCAAAGAATATATCAGTAATATAAAGCCGTTGCCGTATGAGACTGTCTCAGTCGAAGAGACATTCAACTTTAATATAGAAGGAATCCCATTTACAGGCAGGATAGATTATATCGGACTAGAAGACGGAGAGTATGTAATCGTAGATAATAAGTCAAGAAATCTAAAGCCGAGAAGCAAGAGGAAAAATCCTACTGTTAAAGATAAAGAACTCGATACAATGCTGAGACAGCTCTATATATACGCTGAGGCCGTCCGTCAAAAATATGGGAAACTACCAAAAAAACTATGTTTTAATTGTTTTAAAAATGGAAAATATATCGAAGAGCCATTTAATGAAGACACATTTCACGAAACCCTTTCTTGGGTAAAGAATAAAGTCGAAGAAATATCAGGCGCAGATGACTTTTATCCAAATGTAGAATTCTTTTCATGTCGTTACTTATGTGGATACAGCTACGATTGCTGCTATACACAGGCCAGCGAAAGGAAAGGAGGATATTAATGAGCACTGTAGATGATATTAACAGTCTCGAAAGCGAAGCTGGCATTATAGCTTCGCTGATTCACAAACCGGAATTCATATTTTATTCCGAAGATTTATTACCAAACCACTTTACAAATAAAGAAAATCGTTGCGTATATACAGCTATTCAAAGTCTAGTTGAAAAGGGAATTATGACCATAGACCCGTACAACATTATTGAGAGCTTAAATTCATCAGAAGCTACTAGAGGTTTTGCACAAGATATTTCAATTGAGCAGCTCAATGAACTGGTGGAAATGAGCGATGTGTTGGCTAGAAATACAATAGCTGAATACAAAATGCTTGTAAAAAATGTACTCGATGCAGCATTCAGAAGAGATACATTTCAAAAGCTAAAAGAGTGCCAAGCTCTTTGCTACGACAGAACACAGGAAAACGTCATGGAGAAGATTTACAATAACATCGACGATGTAATGACAGAATTTTCAACCACGAACGATGTCCCGGCATATAAGGATGTCATAGACGGATGCTGGGAAGAAATTAAGTCGCGACAGAACAATGGTTACTCAGGAATCAAATTCAAGTTTGATGCGCTAAACGACTACGCAACAATAGAACCGGGAGAGCTATTTATTTTTGCAGCAGAGGCAAAACAGGGAAAATCAATGATGCTCCTGAACTGTGCAGTCGATTTGCTGCGACAAGATAAAGCTGTGCTTTACTTAGATAGTGAGCTCAACACAAGGCTTTTCACAGCGAGAATACTAGCTCATATTGCTAAAGTAGAGTATAAGCGGTTAACGGCAGGAGCCTATGACAATGAAGAGGCAGAGCGAATAAATGAGGCTCTCGAATGGTTAAAATCTAAAAAGTTCACACATCTATATATACCAATGTTTGACCAACAGACAATCTATACGGCCGTCAAAAAGGTTCAGCATACACAAGGTTTAGATGTACTGATAGTGGATTATTTCAAAGGCTCTGGAGATGGGGACGCCTTTGACAGTTATCAGGAACTTGGAAGATTTGTCGATATGGTCAAAAACAGAATTTGCGGAGAGATGGGAATCGCAGGCATAGGAGCAGCCCAAGCAACCGCAACAGGGAAAGTAGCAGATTCGGCAAAGATAGGAAGAAACGCAAGCACAATAGCAATTATTCAAGATAAGACCCCAGAAGAGGTTGACTTGGACGGTGCTGAATGCGGAAATAAAAAGCTACGAGTAATACTTAATAGAAATGGTATGCAACATGCGGCTGGGGAATACATAGATTTACAGTTCAATGGAAACTTAATTTCATATGAACAAGCGAAACAGCATATCCCAGTCGCCCCTTATTAGCATATCGACCTAAATACATATAGAAAGGAGTCAAGGTGTGGACTTAGAAGAATTAATAAACTCCATAGATATTGTGGAATATATATCACAATTCGTTGACTTAGAAGAAAAGAATGGAGAATACTGGGGGCTTAGCCCTTTTTCGGACGAGAAAACACCTTCTTTCTCTGTTCGACGAGAGAATAATACATTCTATTGTTTCTCAAGTGGTATTGGAGGGAACGTGTTTACGTTTACAAAATACTATTTTAAGTGTACTGCGAAGCAAGCAATAGACAAGCTCTTAGAATATATCGGTGCAGACGGGAAAGAGCTTACTTCTTTCAAAAAAATGAGCACAGTAATGATGTGCAAGAAATTTATGAAGCAAAAGAAGAAACCGAAGGAAAATTCGACCAAGAAATATCCAAACGACTGCATGAACAGATACGAAGAGCGCGAAGATAAGCTTGCAGTATGGGAATCAGAAGGAATTTCTCGCGAAACATTACAAGAGTTTCAAGTAAAATACGATGCTTTTTCGAACAGATTAATGTACCCAATACGAAACCTTAACGGAGATATTGTAAATATCGGCGGAAGAACACTTGCTCATGATTGGAAGGAACGGAAAATGCGTAAGTATACATATCTGTCCTCCTGGGGAGAAATGAGTGTTATCTATGGATTGTTTGAGAATATGCAATACATATTGGAAAAACATGAAATCATTTTATTCGAGGGTTGCAAATCAGTTCTTATAACCCATACATGGGGAAGAAAGAATTGTGGAGCGTTGCTGACATCACACTGTAATCCGGCTCAAATGAAGATACTTGCTTGGCTAGGAGTACGTGTTGTGTTTGCCCTCGACAAGGAGATTGATATTCGTAGAGATCATAATATAAATAAGCTGAGGCAGTATGTAAACATCGAATATCTCTGCGATAAAGACAATTTGCTATCAGAGAAAGATGCCCCAGTAGATAAAGGAGAGGAGGTTTTTGATGTCCTTTACAATTCCAGAATCCCTTGGAAATAAACTTAACGAAGAAATCTCTTGGATTAAAGAGAGGACAGCTCCGGACATGCCTCTTGATAGATTTGTAAATGGGGTATTTAAGAAGGAGGCTTAGATGGGAAATCAAAATTATTATGAAATGTACCACTGTCATACAGAGCTAAGCTTACTAGATAGCGTAACAAAATATCAAGAGTATGTTGATTTAGCTGTTGCAAATGGACAGAAGACGCTATCAATTACAGAACATGGTAAGCCTAGGAACTGGACTGAAAAATGGGCGGCCTGTAAAAAAGCTGGATTAAGATACATACATTCCGTAGAAATCTATCTCACAGAGCAATTAGAGCCAAAGGTAAGAGATAATTATCATACAGTCCTCATGGCGAGAAATATGGCAGGAGTACTTGAGCTGAATAAACTTATATCACTATCATGTGATAAGGCTCATACATATTACACGAACAGAATTACATTCGATGAGTTTCTTAATATATCGGATAATATCATTTCAACGAGTGCTTGTTTAGCTTCACCGCTTAATAAATTATCTCCAAATCATCCAAGATATAAGGAACTCGCAAAGAAATATGACTTTTTTGAAGTTCAGCCGCACAATCACCCCGATCAGATTGCGTTTAATAAAAGGCTTCTTCAACTTTCAGAGGAGTTTGGAACTCCACTGATTGCCGGAACTGATACACACAGTTCCACAAAGTACAAAGCTGAGTGCAGAGATATGCTTATAGCATTCAAAGGTAAAACTTATGATGATGAGGATACTTTCGATTTAACATACAAGACATACGATGAACTTGTAGAGATGTTTAGGGTTCAGAATGCACTGCCAGAGAGCGAATATATAGTTTTCAGAAGTATTCAGACATTCAAATAAATCATAGCAAGGAGGTACAAAATGAACGAGCCAAAAAAAATATCATCACAGTTAGATGACTCCGGGGAAAGAATATCATATGGAGACGGCAAAGCGATCCGAGAGCCGTCCGTAGGCAAAGGAAGATACGACTTGATATCGCCTTTTGCAATAAGAAGAATGGCATTACATTATGAGCATGGTGCGAGAAAATATGCAGACCGCAATTGGGAGAAAGGGATGCCTTTTTCAAGATACATAGATTCTGCAAAACGTCATTTAGATAAATATATTATGGGTATGACAGACGAAGACCATTTAGCAGCCGCTGCATGGAATATTTTCGCAATTATGCATCATCAGGAGCTCGGCCAAACAGAGCTAGACGATATGCCTCATTATAATTGCACATACAAACATGAATAGGAGGCAATATGATATCTAATGAAAATCAGTGTTTAGAGTGCGCACATAGGCCAGTATGTTATTTAGCCGATGCGACTACTGATGCGAAAGAAAACGTATTCAAAGCAGTCAAAGAATCCGAGCTAGATAATCTGATTATTGAAATAAGGTGCAAACATTATCAACCAGCTAAATGTAATGCGAGAAGTAAGGAGGTTAAATGGGCTAATGAGCAATGAGTATCTTGGATTTAAGGAAGTGGTT